AAAATGGGTGACCCAAGAGCACCAATGGTTCCAACCATAAGAGGTGATGTGATGTTAAAATTTCAAAGTGATATTTTGACACTATTTTCTGACATTCAACAAGTATTAGTCTTATTAATTGCAAATCCAGCGGTGTTTGTAGCGAAAGCTAAAGCACTAGTTGATAAAATAGTAAGACTGACTGAGGTAATTACGAAACAAACTTTTCTTAATAAACAAGTGATGACGGCTAATCCAGATTTTAAATTACCTAAATTAGAAATACCAGATTTAGATTTACCAGATGTACCAAATATAAAAGTACCAAATTTAGATTTACCAGATTTAGATTTACCAGATGTAGATTTAGGGATATCAAAAGAAGACTTGGAAGACATTACATAGGAGAAAATCATGGCAAAAAAATTAGATACTCGTGAGTATGAAGCAGAATTAATTAAAGTTGTTGATGGTGATACCATTGATTGTTATATAGATTTAGGTTTTGATATTAAAATTAAAAAAAGAGTTCGTTACATGGGTATCGATACTTGGGAATCTCGTACAAGAGATTTAAAAGAAAAAGAAAAAGGTTTAGCTGCAAAAGCAAGAAATAAAGAATTATTAGAAGCTGGTATTTTCAAATTAAAATCATTTGGTACAGGTAAGTTTGGTAGAGTTTTGGGTGAAATATTTGTATCACCAGACTACGTAGGTGAGCACATTACTGAATGTATAAATAGTGTTGAAAGTTCTATAGACTTATCAGTAGATGGTTGGGTTAGCGTTAACGATATTCTTATCGAAGAGGGACACGCTTACGATTATCATGGTGGTAAGAAAAAAGATTTTAAAAAAGAGATTACCGAAGAAAAACAAAAACAAGAAGAATCTATTAAAGAAGTCTAAATAAGAAAGAGGGCGTTTTAAAATGACAAAAAAAGACCTGATAAAAATAATCAGAGAAGCAGTTCGTAAAGAAGTCAAAAAAGAAGTTCAAAAGATATTTATGAATGAAACAAAGACTAAAACTATCGAACAACCAAAACAAATTAAAACTTCACAAAAAAAATTCACAGATAACAAAGCACTAAATGACGTGTTAAACGAAACTGTTGGATTGAGAACATCAGAAAAACAAACTGAAGAATATCCAACATTGGGTGGTGGAACATTTGATTCATCAAAAATGGCTGAGTTAATGGGTTATGGAAAATCAGACGAAGTCAAAAGAGATATGGTTGCGATAGATACTTTGAAAAAAGCAGGTAAGTCTGTTGATGACGTACCAGAAGCAGTGACTCAAGCATTAACTCGTGACTATAGTGATTTAATGAAAGCTATCAATAAGAAAGGTAAGTAATGTCTGCAAGACAAAATGACCTTAACGCAAATACATTTGTGGGATTATCATTTCCACTTAAAGGTGATTCATTCAATGACTTTGCTTTAACAAAAACTTCTATTGAACAATCAGTTCATAATTTAAGAAATTTATTGTTGACGCAAGTTGGTGAAAGAGTATCACAGCCTGAATTTGGTAGTCGAGTAAGAGAAATTTGTTTTGAACAGATTGATGATGAGTTACCTATAAAAATTGAAACTGAAATTAAAAGAGCAGTAGCACAATGGTTGTCTTATATAACAATTAACAGCGTTGAAACTTTAACAGAAGATGGTGATAGGAGTAAAGTATTTGTAAAAATAAAATTCGTACCTGCTCTTAGTTCAGAGGAACGAGAACTTTTACTAAACGTTTAACGGATAATAGAATGGCAAGAACAACAACTAAAAAAAATAAAGTTAGAAGTATAAATTATCTAAACAAAGATTTTGATGATTTCAGAAATAGTTTAGTGGAATACGCTAAAACATACTTTCCAAACACCTATAATGATTTTAACGAAGCTTCTCCTGGTATGATGTTTATTGAGATGGCATCATATGTCGGTGATGTTTTATCTTACTATTTAGATAGTCAATTTAGAGAATCACTATTACCCTTTGCTGAAGAGAAAAGAAATGTTTACAATATAGCACAATCGTTAGGATATAAACCTCGTATAACTTCACCATCTAACGTGGTTCTTGATGTATTTCAAACCGTACCCGCCTTAAATGGTAAACCTGATTACAGATATGCCCTAACAATCAAAGCGGGAGCTAGGGTAAATTCATCAACTAATGGAACAACGTTTAGAACCTTAGATGATGTTAATTTTAAATTTGATACCTTATCAGACCAAAGGATAACAACAATATTTGAAAATGATGGTGATACACCTACTAAGTTTTTATTAAAGAAAAGAGTTAAAGCAGAGAGTGGTGAGATTTCTAAAGAATTCTTTTCATTCGGTTCTGCACAAAAATACACACAAATTAAATTAGAAAATCCTGATGTGATACAAATATTATCATGCACAGATAGTGATGGTAATAAATGGTATGAGGTTGATTCATTAGCTCGTGATACTATATTTGAAGATATTGAAAATAATTCTACTAATGACCCAACATCGGTTCTTAATAGAGATACGTCACCACATATTTTAAAATTAAAAAAGACATCTCGTAGATTTACAACTTTTATTAATGAAAATGATGAAACAATTTTAAGATTTGGTGCAGGGGTGTCTGATAATCCTGATGAAGAGATTATACCTAATCCTGATAGTGTTGGTTCTAATTTACCTGGTAGTCCAAGTTTCTTAACACAAGCGTTTGACCCAAGTAATTTCTTAAAGACAAAGACTTTTGGTTTAGCACCAGCGAACACAACGCTAACTATTGAATACGCTTTCGGTGGTGGAGTTGATGATAACGTTAATAGTGGAGACATTACATTTAAAGGTGGTCAAACTTTTGAAATAGATAACCAAAATTTATCGTCAACTTTAGTTCAGGCATCTAAAGACTCTCTTGCATTTACTAATCCAAAACCAGCTACAGGTGGAGGTGGTGGTGAAACTGTTCGTGACGTTAGAGAAAACGCATTAGCATATTATCAAGCACAACAAAGAGCGGTTACAAAAGAGGACTATATTGTTAGAGCATATTCTTTACCAGCCAAATTTGGTAACATAGCTAAAGTTCACTTAGTACAAGATGACCAATTAAACAAACCAACAGATGAGCTGGATAGAAAGGTAACTACTGACGATGTTAATAATGGGTTGACAATTAAACAATTGACTGCAAGAGTTCCTAACCCATTAGCTATGAATATGTATACTCTTGGATATAATTCTAATAATAATTTAGTACCACTATCCACTACAGTTAAAGAAAATTTAAAAACTTACTTGTCACAATATAGGTTAGTTACCGATGCAATCAATATAAAAGACGCTTACATAATTGATGTGGCTATAGATTTTGCAATATTGACAAAAGTCGGATTCAATAAAAATGATATTCTCTTAAGATGTATCGATAGAGTAAAAGATTACTTTGATGTCACGAAATGGCAGATAGGTCAACCTATAATACTTTCAGATATAGTTTATGAATTATCTTTGGTTGATGGAGTTTCTAGTGTTGTTAATCCATTGGTTGATGGTCAACGAGGTAAACAACAAATAGTAATAACAAATAAATTCAAACCATCCGATGGTTATTCTGGCAATGCTTTTGATGTTGAGTCAGCGACTATAAATGGTGTAATTTACACAGCGTTAGACCCAAGTATTTTTCAAGTTCGTTTTCCCGACACAGACATAAAAGGAACTGTAGTTGGAGACACATTAGGTATTACGGAGTAACATAATGCACTTTTTTATTTTTCCAACAAAAGACGCAACATTATATCAAGATAGTGGAAGTCAGAACACAGGTCTTGATGAAATTTTAGAGATAAGAAAAGATGTCAGTATAGCTGGCACAACAATAGATGTATCTCGTGCTTTAGTAGAATTTGACATGACAAAGCCTGCCCGTCTGGCAGCACAAAACCCAACTAAAGTTTTTCGTTATTATTTAAATTTATTTGATGCGAGACCATCAGCGTTATCTGTATCACAGAGTTTGTACGCTCATCCAATAAGTGGTTCTTGGGATATGGGACAAGGAAAACTCAACGACAATCCAACGACTACTGAGGGTTGTAGTTTTAATTTTAGAGATGGTGCGACAGTCGGAACTAATTGGATTACAAACGTTAGTGGTTCTGGTGGAGCTTGGTTCGAAGGTAGTGGCTTTGAAGCTTCTCAATCACTCACCCATAAAACAGAAGATATCAGAATGGATGTAACTGATATCGTTAATAATTGGATAGATAACGTTATACCAAACAATGGTTTTATTGTAAAACGAAGTGGAAGTTTAGGTACGATACAATCTACGGATGATGAGGGTAGCACAGATAGATTGGGTAATTTATCATTCTTCTCATCTGATACTCATACAAAATATCCACCAACACTTGAAATAGAATATGATGATTCGGTTTGGAATACAGGCTCATTGTCACCATTGAGTAGCACAGAGATTGAGGACTTAGTAGTTTATATGAGAGGTTTAAGACCTGAGTACAAGGAGAAAACAAGAGCTAAGTTTAGAGTGATAGGTAGAGAAAGATTTCCTACAAAAACATTTGATTCAACACCAAGTAATTTATCCGTAAAGTATTTACCAAGTGGTAGTGCTAGTGGAGATGGAGCATTTTATTCAATCACAGATGCTGAGACAGAAGATGTAATTGTTCCCTTCGGTAGTGGTTCAAGAATTAGTTGTGACTCAACTGGTAACTTTTTTAATCTTGATTTAGATGGTTATCAACCAGAAAGATTTTATAATCTGTTATTTCAGGTCGTGAGTGGTAGTGGAACTAATGACGAACAAAAATTAATACTTGATGAGGGATTTTCATTTAAGGTATCAATCTAATGCCATACACAAAAGACCAACTTGAAAAAGGTAAAAGTTTATTCTATAATAACTTTAGAGAAAAGATTAGAGCAGAATATTTGAATAGATTATCTGGCTCTGCAGAAAATGATTTTCGTACTACAGAAAATGTCTTGTTATCATATGAAAGAATTGGTGAACCATTAGAGGGTATTGAAACAATAAATTTTGATGAAGAACAAGCTGTATCAATATATGAAAACTTTTTACAATCTGAGCAATTAGAATTAAGCAAATCAAAACAAGATAATAATTTACCTATTTATTTTCGAGGTAACTTATTAAACAATATAATTAATAGGGACATAAGCGAACTACTAACTTTTGTTGTATCGACAGACTTGCCAGATGGTATAGAGGAAAGCGATGTCGTTACTAATGATGACCCATTTGATAAAACAAGATTTTTAATAGAGGATGGACTAAAAAGAAAATTTAGAAATTTAGGTGAGTTTTATGGTAGAGGATTTAAATTATCAGATTTAAAAACAATTACAAAACCAGAGTTAAATTCTATAGTAGATGGTGAGGACTTATAATGGAACAGCGTTTAGAAGAAAAAGATTTTGATATATTATATTCGGGTAAAACTGTTGACACGGATGATATTGATTATAAATATATTTCAAGCTTTGCTATAGATAGCGAGGATGATTATGTGGAAGCTCTTATCCATGATTCAGAACAAAATTTTATACAGAGTGTGATAGTTGATAAAAATGATTATACTTACAATGAAGTTTTAGGAAAGCCAGATGTAAAATTAAATACAGGCACAATACTACGTAAGTTAGGTTATGATAGAGGTAGATATGTTGTTAAGTATAATTTTCTAAGAAAAAAGGCTGGTTCATATGAAAACATATTAGTCGATGAAAATAGTGAAAGATATGTTGGTGACTTTCATGTCATGCCTGATGGAATTATTATGGATGGCGCATCACATGAAGAAACAACTGGTAAGGTTTTACAAGTTAAAGAATTAAAATATTTTATACAAGAAATATCACCAAGTCGAAATGAGATAAGAATAGTACCACAAAAAATAAAAGATACTAAATACATAAACTCATTTGTTAATTTACAACAAAGAAATAACCAATATACTTTCAAGGAGAGTGTAAGTTTACATGAACCCCCTCAATCATCAATAGCTGGCGATTCAAAAAAAGTATATATTTCAGATAAAGAAGCTCTAAGAACATATATGGAGGGTGGTACTTTTTTTATAAACAATTCTTTCATAGAACAAGTAATCCCACCAACACCTCCAACTGGTGAGGGTAACTTGTTTGAAGAGTCTGATACAGCTGGTACAGACCCAATCGTCGTAACATCACGCTTCGTGGTATTAGAAGAGACAACTACATTTTATGCAAGTGGGGATAAATCTTTAGATTTTATCTACAAACAAATTACTAACAATGGTACAAATAAAAATGTGACTGTAGATGATATTTTACCAGTTGAAGATAATTTTAATTTTCAAAATGACAAAATAATTAAAAATGTTATTGGTGCAAAAACAGATGGTGATAATATTTTTGATAAGATTACTAAGTTTAGAAGACCAATAGAAGGTCAGCCTATTATACTAACATTGGGTAGTATTTCAAATAAACCACAAAATGTAGCTTTCGAATATGAGTGGACTATATTTGGGTATGATAGAAATAGATATGGTAAGGGTAAAGATGAACAACATAGATATGACCCAATATCAGGTAGAAATGGTGGTGTAGGTACTGTGATTATACAAGGTGAGACACCAGGTTCGTTAACAGCGATAGGTACTGATAAAAAGCAGATTACCATAGAGATTTATGGTGGTGATGTAAGATTGGGTGTAGCGTTGAGAATCAGTAGACCAGCTGCAGATTTAGAGAGTAGTGTGGCTATACCTCATGCTATATTTGTGGAGTAGTTAGATGGCTAATAAACAATTTAAAGTAAAAGGTTTAGAGGGTATTGACAATCAGGTCACACCTACCACTAATATCACAATTGAGATAAGCCCAAGTGTATATGGATTTTTTACTACCAATACAGAGGTAATTTTTGAAATTAATGGTGTTCGCACAGATTGGCCGATGGAAGATGTACTGCCCGCAGAAACATATAGTTTTACCCCTCAAGAATTAGGATTAGCTGTAAGTAATCAACCTTATGAGTTAGAGTTATCGTACGAGGAGCAAAGCAAAGATGAACAAGGTGGTGATACTTTAGGTAGTGTAATTATTAAAGTGGTTGGTATTATTACACCAGTAGATGACCCAAACACTTACATACTAGCCCCCTTTGTCAGTAAAATAAATAAGATAAATTTACAAAAGGGTGAAATACAATTAGAAAGTAGTTGGAATGATTTCCAAGAAGATGTAGCGCTTGAACCTGCAGTTGGTACAGCACCTGCGAATATTTTTAGAAATGCTAAAATATCTTTTAAGGCTAATGAAGTCAGAGACCTTAATACCTATGTTAATTTTGGAGATGACAATAAAACACTAATCACTAATCTAAAAGCTGATAAGGAATTATTTCCTGATTCTCCATACTCTATAGTCTTAAAACTTTATAAGCCTCTTCCAGATGAAATAGAAGAAAAAGATAGTTTATTTGTAGTAACGGAAGTCTTACCTCAACTTACAGAAACCGTTGAATTAGTACCTTACGAGCAAGAAGACGAAAATGTAAATGTTTTATTTACACCTGACCAAGTAAATGTACAATCACCAATATCAAAAAGACAAATAATTTCTAAAAACAAAGAAGACTTGATTGGTGCTGATAAAAAATTACAACAAGAAATATTAGATAAGTTTTTATCGGGTAGTGATAAGCCAGTTAGTATGAATGTTGATTATTCAAACTATGAAGAGTTTGTTAATTTTAGTTCAATTGAAAAAAGACTTGGTAATTTTAAATACAAGTTAGAACAAATACAATCCAATACCGCTCTTAGTGCATCTAGTGTATCTTTATCGGGTGGACAATCTGATGCGATTACTTATGAAAATAATATTAGAGAAATTAAAAGAAACTTTGATGGTTATGAAAGTTATCTTTATAATATAAGTTCATCATTTGTAACCAGCTCTGCAGAAAGTAGATTAGATACCTCCGTACCAAAGACTGGTGCAGGAACGTTTGCTGACCCTTATCTACCAGTAAACACGACCTCATCGCTATTTACAAATTGGTATGGTTCTAGCGCTTCACGGACAGGTCAAATATATTCTGCATCTCTATATGATAAGGAAAACCCAAATCGTTTAGTAAACTTATTACCTGAACACATATCAGCTGATTTTGATAATAAACAATTTTTAGATTTTATGGACATGGTTGGTCAACACTTTGACGAATTATGGTTGTACATAAAATCCGTAACAGATATAACTGATAGACAATATGATATATCAGATGGTATATCCACAGACCTAATTTTTGCTGTCGCTAAATCATTAGGTTGGGATACACAAGATGGAAAAGATTTATTAGAGCTAAGTAGATTTGGATTTGGACAAAAATTAACTGGTGATTCATATGAATTATATACATCAGGTTCATTAGACTCTCCAGCTGAAGGTGACATATCCAAAGAGATTACTAAGAGATTGATATCAAGTATGCCTTATATTCTAAAATCAAAAGGTACTTTGGGTTCACTTCGAGCAATCATGAATTGTTATGGTATACCAAGTTCTATTCTTAGAGTTAGAGAGTATGGTGGATTACAATTAGATAATCAAAAAGCAACCTTTGATATTGGTAGGAGGTTTACACGAGCATTAGGTTTTAGGGGTGCACAATATGTAGAGACATCTTGGGATGATACTAGCAAAGGAATTAAGCCTGAGACTATTGAATTTAGATTTAGGTCTGTATCTGGCTCCGACCAAATACTTGTACAAAAAGATGACCAATTTGCTATAAAATTAAAAGATAATGGTTCAGCTGATAACAATGGTACAGTATCATTTATGTTATCTGGCTCTGATGGTTACAAGGAAATAAGCTCTTCATTGTTGCCAGTATTTGATGGTGAGTATCATTCTGTTATGTTGAGAAAATCAAGAATTGAGGCTGAGTTATTTCCTCATCCATCTTTCGAAGTAGGTACAAATGAGGGACTTTTTAACCCACCATTTATAACTGGTAGTAATAGTGCAGAGTTTGGTAGAATAGAAATAGTCAGTAGTTCTAATTTTGCAAGAACAGGCACAAAAAGTTTATTACACGAAAACACTTCCGATACAAATACATCTTATACATTCTTTTATAGAAATCCAGATGCGAACCGCTTTCCTGGTAACTCAGCGAGTATAACAAATGTAAGTGAGGGTCAGACATATCTATTCTCTGCCTATTGTAAAGCATCGGCTAGTTTAGTTGACTCAGTTGCCTCATTAACATTATTTGAATTAGACAGTAATGAAGAGGTTGTGAGTTGGACTCAAGAATTTGAAAACACGAACTTTGATGGTGGTATCAAAGGTTCACAACGAGTTGGTGTAAATGAAAATGAATGGAAACAAATACAAGTTAGAAAAACAATCAAGTTTCCAAATACTACAAAATTAGGTATAAGATTTGAAAACAATAAACCATCTTCTTCAATCTATTGGGATGATGTATCAGTTCGTAGAGTAACTGCGAATAGTGATAGTATAGATGATACCTTTAATTATGACTTATTTGTCAAAAAATATGATAGTGGATTAGATAGAATAAGATTGGCATCTAAATCTAATATGATTATATCATCTTCGGTATCAGAATCATATAACGCGGCTTGGACTGGTAGTGGTGATTTGTTTATAGGTGGTAATACAACTACACCATTTAGTGCTAATAAATTATCAGGTTCATTGATGGAGTTTAGACTATGGAGTGAGACGTTAGAAGAAGAAAGATTTGATGTTCACGTTGCTACACCTAAATCATATATAGGAAATACCCCATCTTCATCATATGAAAATATTGCTAGAAGATTCTCTTTTGATGACAATACAACATTAGCAGCTGGTGGTTTTATTAGAGATGTAAAACCTGACCAGACAAATACACAATCAGGTAGTGCTCAAGGTTTTGGTGGAGTGAATACATTTGAAACGGTAATCGATAAAACTAAAACATTAGTTCCGAATCATGGGCCAAATAGAAGGATGTCTGATAAGATACGTATAGAAGATAATTATCTGAGTGGTAGTGGTGCTAATCTATCCGTCTCCCAAAGATATGATTATAGTTCTAATGATACATCTCCGTTGGATAGTAATAAGCTAGGAATATACTTTTCACCAACCGATGTTATTAATGATGACATTGTATCTTCATTTGCTAATTTAGATTTTAACGAATTAATTGGTGACCCAAGAGATGTATTCTCTGAGGAGTATAGTGAGTTAAGCAGAGAATCGGATAAATACTTTAAGAAATACACAGGTAACAATAACTTTTTTGAGTACATGAGTCTTATTAAAAAATACGACCAAAATATTTTCAAACAACTTAGAAAGGTTATACCTGCGAGAGCTAAAGCAAATCTTGGAACATTAATTGAAAGTAATATTTTTGAAAGACCAAAGTCACCTGTACAACAAAGTAATCCAACAGTAGAACAATTAGATTTACGAGATACAATTAACGTATCAGTCTTAGAGCAAGAAAGTGAGACAAGTGCATCAATTGTTTCAATAGAATCGGAGTTTCCTAATTTTGAAAGTACAATAACAGCAGGTAATGATTATGTTGCTAAACCAGCATTGTATAAATTTGCAACTAACTTTAATCTTGAAGACCCTACACTTTATGTGAATGGTTCAACAAGCTATGGTGGTTCGGATAGTGTCTTTCAAGAGATTTCTGGTTCAATAATACTTGACAATAGAAAATCATTAATCAATCGTGAGTTTAGATATTTCTATACAAGTGCGGCTGATTTTGATAATAGTAACATTTACTCATCTGATAATTTAGAAAATTTATATTCGTCAAGGTCATTGGTTGAAACTGACTTAGACACCAATTACAGAGATAACACTGCTTTTAATAATTTATTCTACGCTGGTGTTAAAAATACACGAGACACAACAATTGATGGGGATTCACCTGTGATAGTTAGAAGAACCGCACCAACTGTAGCAATACCAGTTGATGGTGTAACATCTGACTTACAGGTTTTAGACGATAAGTAGAATTAAAACAAAAAAAATTAATTAGAGATATTTATAATTGAATAGTTATAATACATTAAATCTTGGAGATAAAAATGGGATTTTTAGACAACTCAACAACGACCGTAGACGCAATACTCACTACGAGAGGTAGAGAGTTATTATCATCTGGTGAGGGATTAAATATTACAAAATTCGCTCTTAGCGATGAAGAGGTGGATTACACACTTTTTGACGTTACCCACCCTAATGGTACAGATTCTTACGGCTCAGTAATCGAAAACATGAATTTATTAGAGGCTATACCAAATCGTAGAACTTTCAATAGTTTCTTAGTGGATGTCCCATTAACGGGTGCCGGTATAGTTGTTTCTAATTTAACAAACTCTAACGTAGCAGGTGGTGCGGTAGTACCATTGTCACCTACATCAGATGGTGATGAACAATTTGTATTCACTATATCGAATACTAATGTAGTTCGTTTCCAAGGTGATGCTTTATCTAGAAGTGTACGTAGGCCAAATGTTACGCTATTAGCACAAAAAATAACAGAGAGTGCAACAGCAACAGTTTCTATATTAGGTGTCAATACAGGCTTAACTTCAATTGTAAGTGTACAAGTCAATAAGACTGAGGGTGCGTCGATAAATCCAGACTCACCAGAAAAAGATAACCTTGACCCCGCTACCGGCGTTGGTACTGGATATGGAGGTTAATAAATGGCAACTTTTAAAATTTTAGATAATCAAGAAGATATCGTAAACAATAGCTCGATTGTAACATCAGGTGTTTTCCAAGATGGTGTTTCAAGTATAACTACTTTTTCTACATCAAGTGTACAAAGTGGTAGCACAGGTGACTATAGTTTAGATGTTTATAAGTTCAATCCACAATCCAACGCATCAGCATCAATTCAGTTTGGTGTAGCATACGGACACTTTCAAGGTAGTGGTTCAGTCGGAGGTGTTGGGGTCGCTGGTGAAAGACCATCAGCAGCTGTATATGGACAATTTAATCAATTAATTAATCCTCCACAAACACAAAAGTTTACTTTTGGTACACATGAGGCAGACGACATATTAGTGTTAACTTTCAATCGTGCAAGAATTAGAGAAACCTTGCAAAGAGGTGGTTGGGAATTACACTTAAGTGGTAGTGGTGTGCCTGGAGTGATAAAACTAATTGATGATTCTTCAACAAACAAAGGTGGTAATACAAGTAGAAGAAATTTCTCACCAGAGTATAACATCGTTAGTGGTAGTTTAACTGGCGGAACAACGATAAGAGATGAAGCTTCTGATGATAGCACATATGGTACTTATGGTTTATTTTATCCTGAAATTGGTACATTGATTTTAAATTCAAATCGTATTGAATCACAAATAGTAAAAGTTGGTACTAAAACATCATTAATCGGAAGTGGTTCTAATTCTGATGGTGGGAATAATGACGCTTTCTATGAGACAATTAAAGGTGGTGCGTTCTTCCAAGCTAAACGAGAAGAAACAATCTCATCACGACACTTCTTCATTAGAGCTACCTCAAATCGTTTCAACGCAACAACAAATGAGTCTTACTATACCGAATCAATAGCCGGTGTTAAGAGAATTATACCTGGCTTACAAAACGACCCTAAAACTTTTATAACGACTGTGGGTTTATATAACGACGCTGATGAGTTATTGGCGGTTGCTAAATTAAGTAAACCAATTATTAAATCTCGTTCAAGGGAAGCATTGATTAAAGTAAAACTTGATTTTTAAGGGTTAGGTCATGTCGTTCAAGAAAAGTCTTGAAGAATCAGATAAGTCCAAATCATCCTTTCAGGTTCATAAGAAGTTTAAGTTTACTGAAGCCGATAGCGGCAGTGGTGTATTCGCAATCCCTATAGTTCAAGGGACTGATTCTAATCTATATAATTTTTCAACCGATACTGCAGATTCAAAGACTGTTTCTGATAGTGTGTTTTATAAGACACCTAACTACGGGATGATTAATAACTTATATTATAAAGATATAAGGAACATGGGCGGTTATATAGATTTAATTCGTGGAGTACCTACATCATCACAAGCTTTAGTTGAATATGATTCAGAAAGTGTTTTGGACAACACAAAAAAAGTTCTACGTAGACCTCACACACGACAACTCGGAACAACAGCTACTGTAATATCTTTACCACAAAAATTTTACGGAGAAGGTATAAAACCTTTCTCTGTATTAGTGACGGATAATAGCACAGACTCTACCTTATTATTAAGAGACGATGGCAGAGGTAATCTATATGATGTAGCTTTCTCTGCGAGTTATGCTAGTAGGTCACCTATCGCAGCGGGCAGTGGTAGTTTAGTAGGTAACGTATTTTATACCGATGGCTTTGTTGTTATAACTGAAACAAGTGAACCATATAACACAATTGGAACACTTGAGGGGAGTGATGGTTTTTCAGTAGAATTTAAATCTACAAAAACTATTTATGAAAGAGAATATCTATGTTCGATAGATGAAAATGAATTTCAGTTTACAAACAATAAAAGTGCTAGAGTAGGTCGTAGTGGTAGTATCGAGATAGCTTATGACACATTAGCTGGCCTGAACACTTCAATAGCATATACTGCATCAACCTCATCCATCTCAACAGAATATCCTCGTGTAGACTATGCAACATTAGGATATTCCACAAGCTCCTACGATAAAGATGGATACAATATTGGAAAAGAATTTATTGGTGAAACCACACACAGTGAATTTTCTCCTTATGTCACAACAATCGGTCTATACAACGATGAAGACGAGTTAGTGGCAATCGGTAAACCTGCCAGTCCGATAAAGAATGAAAAGGATTTATCACTCACATTTGTTGTGAGATTTGACACAAATTAATCCCCCAAGCCATATTTTTTCAAGATATATATAATATTTATATAGTGAAATAAAGTCTATACTTTTTAGTCTAAAAGGTTACTAATTTTTTTGAAATATTAGGAGATTTACATTGCGTAAATTTTTATTGACTCTGTTAATGGTTATGGGTTTTGCATACTCTCAGACACCAATTATCAGACTCATGCAATCGAGAACATATAAGACACCAAAGTTTTGGTGGAGAGACCAAGTGACTCAAGACTTGAGAACATACTTGGCTGACGATACCTCAACCCCTGCCTATAAGAATAATAACTTTGACGCTTGGAGAGATTCTGTAATGACAGTAGCCGTCACACTTGATGACAATGGTGCTAGTGTCACGGCCTTTCGTTTAGATTTAGTGTTCGATAATGATTTATTTACTTGGGACAATACAACAACTACAGGACACGACTCGACGCGGGTTGAAAAGGGAGCTTATATCGCTGGTTGGACTGAGGGTGATAATGGAGAGAATGGTCATCATTATTCATATGAGGTAACTTGGTATAACAACGTTGGTTATACAGATGGTATAGCTAGTGCTGGTAGTGAGAAATCAGCTAGTGATAGTAGATATGATTGGTTGAGAATAACTATGGTATCACACAACGGAAGTACACATACTTTCGGTAATGGTGATGGTAATCAAACAGAATTATTAAAATTACATTTTAAAGTGAATGACGTAGCTGATAATTTTAATGCTAGAAGTTTTAGGGTAGCTACCGAGTATGAGAATAATACTGGGTATTATACTTACGTTACTAATGGTAATTACGCATCAGCGTATAAGGTTTATATTGATGGTAACTATGGAACTGAATCAACTAACCTTGATGGGGCTAGAGGTGATATAACACTACACCCAAAATTATTGGATGTTGAAGGGTACTTTAGATATGCTGGTGGTCATGGCAGAGCGGCTGGTGAATCGTGGAACACACAAGCGGAAAATACATATCCGTATTGGAAGATTAAGTTTGAGTTAGATAGAAATGAAGCTAACTTTAACCCAAGAATAACAAATTGGTATAACTTAGAAGATATTGCTAATGATGCTAATACAGCTGACGAGGATGGAAGTGACGATGTTATCGGTGACCACGCCTCCACATTTAGATTTAACAAAAAAGCTCTCAATGGAAACACCGCATCAACTGGTGATGCTACTTTACCTGGTGAGGGATTCTTAGGTATATCATATTATGATTCTACTTACACCGATGATAAGGGATATTATAATATTCAGTTACCAAGAAACAATAGATATCGTATGTCATTCTGGCCACCAGATGGGTCTGACGGAATACCTGGTCATACGATTCTTGAGTTGGATAGGGATGACATTACAACTGTAGCTGATGCTATAAAATCGTTTAACTTTCAATCAAGTAAACATAAAAATTATAATGCAGGTGGCACACGTATAGATACCTTGACTGCTATAGAATACTTGATAGGTGATGTCGATGGTGATGATAAGTTTTTCTTAAATGACACATACATATTGTGGTCATACGTTTCAGGTATTATGAGTAACTATACGCACCACAACGGAAACTCTTATGAGGATTGGTCTACAATAGATAACTTTAATGGTAACAATACAAGTTACACATACTATCAAACTGTTAATGGTCAGTCAAGACCACAGAAATATGAGTTCACGGTTTATTGGGATGAGACCACGATAGAAGAAAAGTCGAGACTTGACAGAACAAATGAGAATCCAGCTTACTTTGTAAACAATAGTGCTGGTTGGGTGGATAGTTTGAAAGCTCCAATGACTGTAACAAAGGCTCTTGTAGATGCTCAAAAAGCATTAGATGTATCCGGTAACTTTGTTGGTCAAATAGAAATATTAAACCCTCTAATGAATGATGCACAAACTGGTTTAGATACATTACATTTAGTATTGGGTACTGGATATTCTGAATGGCACAAGGATAGATTATATGAACGAAATAATCAGAAGGGTAATCCTGACTATCTGATGCCTGATATTGGATATTACTTTACTGGTGATGTAAATACTACAGGTACAAAAGTTACAGAGAGTGGTGGTGACGGATATCAAAATGATATAGCTTCTAATATAATGTATCATAGATGGAAAGGTGTTAGTGCACCAGGTCATCATGTGAATAAGTTTAATCCTACCGCTGGTTCTTTGAACAAAACAAAAATAGACTCAAGTGTTCAACCTGATGTTTATCTATCGTTACCTGCAGACTCTACTGTTAGGGTACAATCTGGTAATCAAATCGAAGTACCATTAACAATCATACCAAATGATAATGTTATTGTTGCTGGTTTTGAGTTTGAGGTAGAGTTTGATACTAGAGCGTTGAAGTTTATTGATATGAAAACCGACGTATTACCTGGCCCTTGGATGACCTATGTAAACGTACATGACCCAATAGCTGGATGGCAAAAGGTTTCATTTGGTGGTATCGATTACTCACCTAACAATGCACCAGAGACGTATCATATAACAGCAGAAATGATAGGTCTTAAATTATTATTTGAGGCAGAGTTTCCTGAAGCAGAAGAATTATACACAGCACCTATTAAGTTTGTTGGTAAGAGTGCGGCGTCGACACCAAATGGTGAGGACTTGATTGTACACAAGAGTGATGGGTATGTCGAGGTATGGAATAAGTATTGGGCATTTGGAGGTTCAAAGCCAGATAGTGAAAGTATAACATACAATTATCCGAATCCATTTAAAGAAAATACAGTATTTCAATTTTACTTAAGTGAATCACAGAACGTAAAGTTGTACATTTTAAACTCAATGGGTCAGAGAATCGGAACGTTATTAAACGAGTATGTATTTGAAGGATTACATACCTTTGACTTTACAAATGAACCAAGCATTTGGATACCTGAGATGAGTATTTATGAAAAACATCAAAAGTTAGAACCTGGTGTTTATATTTTTGTATTACAAACGGAAAAGAGATTGAAAGCTAATAAATTTACGGTGGTAAAATAATGGATGAATGGCAATTCTTTTTAGCATTAGCTATAATGTTACCAGCATTATATTGGACATTGAAGTTCATCGTGTGGTTTGCTGAAAAGGTAGAGAGAAAAAAATGAAAAAAATATTCTTAACATTACTTCTTTTTAGTAATCTATTTGCACAAGCAAATAATTTACTTACGATATCTCCGTCTGCGCACACGAGTTCGATTGGAAACGTAACGTTACCAATGATGAGTCCTGCTAGAAATCATATTGATAATGATAAATTTACTTTTACGAGGGTCAATTGGTTGGGTAATATTGTCGATGATATGAACTATATGCACTTTAATTTGGCTAGAGGTTCATTCGATGTATATGCATTAATATTCAACTACGGACAACAATTAGAAACAGACATAAGTGGTGTGGTTACAGGTAGGTTTTCACCTATGAGTTCAGTATGGGGTGTCAGCTGGGGAACTGTGATAAAAGGATATAACGTCGGTGTAACTGGTAAAGTTTTATCACATGATTTATATACACAAAAAACACACGGAACCGCATTTGATGTAGCAACATACCTACCAAAAGTTTATAAAGATTTAGATGTAGATGTGGCTATAAAAAACTTTGGATTTGCTCCAACATTCGGTACGTATAAAACAAAATTACCAACCAGCTTGAATGTAGCCATGACATATCCATACAAACAATGGATGTTCTATGAACAACATAATATTTATAATGGACACGTAACATCTGGTATGGGTGCTTCATATAAATACGAGGTAAAAAACCAGGCAACAATTTTAGCTAAAGCTGGATATTATTCAGATAAGTCGCATGAGTTATCATATCCTACATTTGGTGTGGATTTAAAGTATGACAAATACTTTATAGGTATGAGTTATATTTATGGAGACCAGACGTTACCAGTAAGTAACACATTTAGATTAACAATAAACTTGGAGTTGTAAAATGCCTAAAAACGTAGTAGATGCAGAAGCTGCAGTCGAAGAAATAAAAAATAAAAAGTTTGGATTATCAATCCAAAATATCATAGCGCTTGTAACGGTTTTATCCACAGGTATCGCAGGTTGGTATTCATTTACTGGTCGTATCGATGGATTAGAAGAAATCGTTGAAGGCTTTGCTGAAGCGAGTGATATAGAATTAGTGACAACTAAACTTGATAAGTATGATGAGGATTTCAAATATCTTCGTGAAAAAGTTGATGGTATGAAAACACCTAAAGTTAAGTCTTATGATAAAGATGTAGCTAACTTAAACAATGAAATCAAAAATCTAAAAAGAGAAATCAAGAAGTTAGAAAAACTACTTAAAGACCCTTTATCAGATTTTAGATAGGAGATATATGGGAATATTAGAACTCATAGCTGGTTTAATTATCGGCATTTCGATTGGTAGTTTCGACAGAGAACCTGTCTTACCAAGCGATAGTACAAAAGTTTCTCAAGCGTATTACAACGTATATTATGATGTACATTTTAGAAACTCATATTCAGACCTCTATTGGAACAAAAACTATAGGGATTATTACTATGGTGTAAATTATTATGTAGACACACCTAAATATGTTTACATCAAACCAAAGAAAAAAAGAAGTGGTGAATACAGAAGACGTACTAACAATGGTGGAAGTAAAGGTGGATACCGAGGTGGTGGAAGTAAAGGTGGTAACCGAGGTGGCGGTGGAAAAAGTAATGGTGGTAGAAGAACCACAAGGAGAGAATAATGAAAGATAATAAAAAGTTTTGGATATTATTTACTATAATAATAGCATTATCTGTAGGTACACAATTAGTTGGACAAGAAGTCGAAGAAACTGCAGGTGAAAAAGTAGTAAAAACAATTCAAGATTGGGATTTCAAAAAATATGAATCCGCTCATAAAAGAGCACATATGAAAATGAATCAGAAACAAGGTGCTCAAAAGAAACAAATGGTGGTGAGACAAGCTCGTAAGAAGATGAGAACACGTCGTATGATTCAGACATTAGTTGTTGCGGGTGTTTCATATTACATCGGATATAAAGTCGGTGAAGATTCTTGGATGGATAAGAAAAAAGATGGTGGTAAAAAACCAATTATATGGAGAGACAAATGATAAAAATATTACCATTAGTATTAGTATTCTTTGGTTGTGCGGCTTCTGTATCAACCGAGCAATATGTCGGTGAGTATGAAAAACAAAAATCATTAGATGAAGTTGAAGTCACAAAAGTTGATGGTTTAAAACTATATGATTTAAAGTTTAATAAGGAGTTAGAAGAAAGATATCCTGAACTCGCTGAGAAGAGAGTTTCTATGGGTTTGGTTCAAGAACTTCAAAACGTGATATCTTATATCGGTAGATTTAATCTGATAGAAGCCGAAAGAGATATGCAACTTTTAATTATGAATGATTTGAAAGCTAACAAAGCCAAGATTACAAAAGCTAAATATTCAGCTAGTGTTAGTATTTATGATTTCGGTGTTAACTTAAAAGAAGAGATAAAAGCTGGTAAGGTTGAAACAATCAACGAGACTTTTGTCGGTATTCAAGTAAAGTTGATTAATAACGAGAACACACAATATGTTGTCGGTAGTGGTAGAGGAACCGCATCGACTATAGGTAAGGGGTTTCTTATGAATCCAAATATGGATTGGAACCAAAGTTCTCTCAGTTCCGCATCAAATAAAGCTATGGAGACAGCCGTAGTCAATGTTATAAAAGCTATTGACAGACGAGGTTGGTAATATGAATGGGGCAGAGGTTATTTAGTTTTTTATTTTTATTGAGTAGTATCTCTGCCCAATCATTCTTTTATAGTTATATAGACCCTTGTGAACAAACAACAGTTAGGACATCCACAAGTTTACAAAACGGCACAGAGGGGTTTCAAGTCACGTACTACAATCGTACAAAATTTTTCACATTAGAACAAGTCATAAGTGGTGAGTTAGAACAATGGACTCAAGATGTATATAGAGATTTTGAGAAATTATTTCCTTGTGCAGTCAGAGTGGCTGAGGAGGTGCTATCATCGGTTATAGCGGATAACGTTTCTGAACAATTTACTAAAAGTGATATTAGTAATGACCCAACACAGGTCAACTATGCGATTCGTTCTACAAGAGGTGAAGAAAAGTGGATAACACAATTTAATAGTGTGTACACGGCTACATCATTCGATGGTAATAGTAGACACGATGGTAACTTTAATTTTACTGATGATTTTAAAAAAACATCTCTTACATATGGTAGAGGTTTTAGATTTAAAGCAAAAAAACAAAATGTACAATTATCTGCTAGTGGATTGACCTATCAGACTTTTGAGGGGTGGGATTGGTTATTATCGACATCTGCAGCTAAATCATTACAAAAGAAAAATTCACAAGCTGCAGTATTAACTGGTAGTTATGGAAGTGTGAGTGGAGTTGGATTTGGTAATATAACAGCTTTGTATGCTATGAGGTATCCTGCAAAATTCACGTTTGGTGAGGTGACGTTCTCAAACTACATAGCTTATACACTATTGAGGTATTATGAGGGGAATATTGATGGTGGTAGATATTTATTATTGAGAAGTCCCATTATCTTTTTTCCAACCATCTCGTTTGATTGGAAGATTGGAACGGCATT